TACTCCTCGCCCTCATCTTGGTAAAGAGCAGCGGAGAGGCCGCTCACTGCCGAAGACATAAATCAGCCTCAGGTAATGGCTGCCAGGGCTCCCCTGCCCTTGATTACCCAGTCTGCTTTCTGCTGAGTCTTTGCTCCAGCCAGCACCAGATTGCCAGAGCTCACGCCACCCTTTCCTGACCAGCCCACAGGGCTGGATGTGGGAGTGCCGTCCTGCAGGATCTTGCAGAATATATCAGAATTGGCGATAACTGCAGCAATTATGAGAGCATACGCGCTATCTGCCATAATCAGGTTGTTGGCTGCAGTGACCTCCCAGGACCGCGCTCCGGCAATGCTGGAACCCCATCCAGAATCATCCACGTTGCTGGTATCAATGTCTGCCCCGCTGATCTTGAGTTTAAGATCAGATAGCTCTGCTAATTTCAGATATGTGCCGTTGATTGTGTCACATACCCAGAAAGAGCCTTCCATTCCACTTATCGCTGATGTCATAGCTATACCTCTAAATAGCGCTTTTCCGCCTTGAATAGCGGTTTATAATAATGTAGAAAAACTATTATTAGAAAAAATTAGAATTGATTAAAAACTACTCATCTCTGATAACAAGATGCCCGATGGGAATTACTATGATAAGCTCATCCAATGAGCCGGGCACAGATCGAATTTCGTGCTTGGTGGTAATCATAGACACATCAAAATTATTTAGTAATATTCGTTTAGATCCATTCTTTCTGTTGATGATCTCTACATCAATCGGCCCCTTGAAATTCGATTCAGCTAACATAATTCACGCCCCTTTCATAACTTCAAAGTTCTGGTAAAATATCGTTCTACCATTGGCGTCTTTCTCCAGCTTCGCCGGGATGCCCCGAGCAGCCACCAAGATGTATTTGTGGCCATTCCAGGTGACATCATGCTGGGCATGGAGCGCGGCATCCACTGCCTCCGCTTTGGTCTGGGCTGCTGTATAGGTGGCCGCCCGGACCTCTATGTGAAGATCAGGGAATTGCATATCCGTAAGGGTATCTTTTCCCCTGCCAGGCCTGGCATAGAGCACTATGCAGGCGTCCGGGGTGGCAGGCATCTCTGCCAGGAATATGGTCCGAGTGGATGATGTGCCAGGATAAACACCTACTCCAGCGGTGTTAAGCTGGGTGGCTATATCTTCCAACAGAGACATTATTATCTCCCTATGCTCAGAATATCCTGGAGGATATGGACCGCCAGCTGCTGCCCTTCGAATAGCTGCTCAGGGCCATACCAGCTTTCATCTACCTGGAGAATAGGGGCCATCATGGCAGGCTTTCCTGTGGCACAGAGATACTCTGTCATTGCCCCAGCATCCAGCGGCTCCTCTGTGAACTCGATTTCATAGAGCTGCATAAACCCAGCCAGCCGGTGGCATCTGGGGCAGGTTGGGGTTTTGTAGAGCCGGATTATCATTTTATCACCAGATGGTCCATTAGGAAAGCCAGCGCCGCCAGTGCCACTATAGCCCACTCTCGGAGAGTCAGAAAAGCCACCTTTTCCCCGGCATTGCTTTGGCTGGCTGCCGTCAGGGCGTCCACCTTTTTGGCGATCTCTTCTAAATTCTTCTCGATTTTCGGCAGGCTACTAGAGCAGATCTCCAGGGCCGATACTTTGTTATAGAGCTGGCTGATATCAGCTTCATGCCGGGTATTATCCGCTTCCAGGACACATACCCGAGCATGGAGCACGGCAGGATCGCATTCCTCTGCCATGCTCCACCTATTCACCACTCTAGTGGCTCTTTGGTGATTGCCCGCAAAATCGCATTTATACCAGCCAGGAATATGCCGGTCATCTCAGCGCTCAGAGTGACCCCGAACTGAGACGATAGGAATAAACCGATGGCTGCAAGCACATTAACCCAGAGGGTTTTGGACTTCCAGATTTCGACCATTACACCACCCTCGGATCATCTCCGGTGCTGGGAGCACCTACATAGGCCGCTTTCTTTGTCTTTCCCATAGGCTTGCCATCCTTTACGTTATCCTTCAGAAAAGCAGACTGGGACGGAGTAATGGAATAACTGGAAGTGTCAAAGGCCCACCCATCCATCTGAAAGAAAGCCGTATCGAATATATCAGCGCCCACGCCAGAAAGCTGGACCGGCTCACCTACGAATAGACCCTCTACCTCAGGCGATTGATTTCCGCCCACCATCATGGCCCCCGGAGAGTCCGCCCCTTTGGCCTCCCCCTGGAGAAAGTCCTCTGCCATACCCATGCCCACGATTGCCAACATTCCCAAAACAACTATCAATTTCTTCATTTCAGTCCCTCTTTTAGAATTTTTCGCATATTCCTTATGGCTACCAATGCCAGGCCATCAGTCCCAAACTGCTCTCTCCACTGGGCCGCGGTGAGCAATGGCCCGCCGTTGGCCTCTCGGATCTGATAGAATCCCGGCCCATAGGTGGCCACCATAGCAGAAATGACGCCAGGGTGTAGCTCCACCCCTATGATAATGTCATCTGGCCCCAGCTCGCTGGTCTTTTTCTGCCTGGTGCCTGCCTCTGTCTCTGGGTCAGCTACCAGCCAGCGCTTTGCTGCCCGCTCTGGCCCCCAACCTGGAATATAGGAGTAACCTCCCAGGGGCAGATCTGAGCCTGGCCCGGAATAGTGACATATGCCGCCTGGCTGCATCTCATCATAACCAGCCTCGCCGGTTTCAGTCTCTATAAAAGAGCCATCGACCAGCTTAAAGGGTGTCTTGGTGCTCATCTCATCACCTCATTGAGTCCCCGCCTTACGATCTCCTCAGCTTCGGCAGTGCTCACTGTGCCGTCCTCGGGCATCAAAGAAAATGATGTCTTGAGCTCCTGGCCGCTGAAACTCAGCAGCTGGTTAAAGCTCTGGTTTCCGGTCATGTTATAGTCAAGGGCCTTCCTGCTCTTTCCTGCAGCAGCAATGATTATCTCTTCATGGAGGCTTCCATTTCCAGAGATCGCAAACCGGGCCTGCTCTTTGTGGAGTGTCCGGTTTTGGACAGATATCCAAGAATTGCCCTCCTCGTCCTCATAGACCTCCGGAGCGCCTGGGAAAAATGCGGTACTGTAAAGCAGATTACTGGATACCTTCAGATCAGCCATATCTGCCCGGAGCCTGATATTTGGCATTTTGACCCTAAAGCCGCCTTTATCGGCATCTATCAGGGTGGTGCTGTTGTATTCATCTGAGCTCCAGCTTATGGCCTGGCTGGCCGCTATCGGTCCGGCGCTGAGTATCCGAGTTTGCCCACGGTCCACCGCTTCGCTCTCTATATCGGCCATGCACCCAGGACCATTACAAACCGCATCATAAGCCATGCTGATAGCAGCTGATCCTGGAGGCATCGCCAAAAAAAGAGCTATTATTAGCCACCAAGTCTTAACAGGATCAATTTTTGTCATGCTATAATAAGGAGGGTGAGGCAGCGCCTCACTCCTTCAAGCAGGTAAATTCCCGCTCTACATGATGCTTGACCTTATCCAGATCATCCAGGAAGGCCTTTGCATTGAATCTGTTGTAACTGCTCTTATCAGTGGTTTCCGTGTTCCTGACCACAGATCTGAGCATCTGGGTGAGCATCAACCTCAGAGTCTCGAGGTTCTGCTTTTCCTTGAAGCTCTCCAGGTCGATTTTCTTTACGACATCTTCACGCTCTACTGACTCATCAGGACCCTGGTCCGGGCCACGCATTTCTGGTCTTGTCATATCGTCACTTCCTTATTTTTTGGTGATTATTGTTTTTCTGACTATAATATCAGGCCTCATGGAGGCTTTGCGGCGCTTGATTCGGGTTTCCAGCCATTCAATCTCGGAAAAACTGAGCGCCTGGAGTATATCATCCCAAAAATCGGCATCCATGAAATCAGCCCCAGATAGCTTTAAGCGCCGCCGCTATATCCTCATGATATTTGCTTTCTGCCTCCAGCAAGGGCCCCCGGAGGTAATCCGGCCCGGTGCCTGCATGGCTGGGAGTATAATTCTGGCTCTCATGCATCACCACGGCATAAGGAGTATTGAAAGAGATTTCTGCCCCATTCTCCAGCTCTGTGACCGTGGCAGAATTGCGGAGAGGGCCATCCTCCAGCGGTGCCCTATTGACCGCCTCGCCCTTGACAATTTCCGCAGTTTGGCGGGCAACCTCAATGCAGGCTTCCTCGGCCAGCTTGGCCAGGGCGTCCCCCTTCCATTCCACTTTAGGCATTAGCCAAGCCTCACTGTCCGGAATTGCTCGCCATCTTGATTCTTGCCGCCCTCTATAGAGATGACCGGATAGGTTATGCCGTCCTTTGTGATGGCATCGCCCTTTTGGACTGCCGATGTGGTCATTATAAAGGCAAGCTGCTGCAGCTCTTCCTTTTCGGGCGTCCGGATCATCTTCTCCTCGATGAACCAGATAACGGAGATGGTGCTGTCTGTGTACGTGGGATCACCATAATTATCCACCGAGACCCTAGACCGCCAGGTGACGGACTCCATCATGCCGGAGTAGGCGTCCAAGAGGCTCATACCGCCTCGACCATGCCCGCCAGCCAGAAGCGGAGCTTGTCTCTTGCCTTTCGGGAGATGAGCCTGGGAATGGAGGCGTCCACAAAGGTCTCAGATAGCTTGCCTGCGATGCTGAAGCTTTTCACGCCCTGCTCCCTCATCCCTGTCCGGCCTGATGCGCCTTGCTTGAGAAGCTCCAGGGCTTCTAAGCAGCAGGCGTCTTTGACTTCCTGAGGGACCACAGAATAATCGGTTTCGCTCTGGAAATTAGTTTCTCCGGTGCCTATGGACTGCCCGGCCCGGTCCGGATACCGGGGAAATGCCCGCTCCTGGGTGACGTCATCAGCATATTTGCAGCCCTTCAATGGAAGGGAATCGATATTGTCCGACGCCTCGATCAGCGCTGCCGCTTTTTGGTCTGCCGTGGCCGCTGTCCAGGAAGTGATAGATACTAGGTGAGCGGTGAGCCATGCCGTGGCATACGCCACAGAGACATATGCGTCCCCCTCGACCGGATCAGCATCCGCCTCATAAACCGGCCCCAGCTCAAAATCAATATCGGACGGGTTAGCGTCGTCAGTATCTATGAGAACGTAGCGCTTGACCATGA